TAGACCAAATGGTTCTTCCACCTTGTCATTATGGATTTCAAGTTTATACAAGAGAGTTGAGTCACGATGAAAGATTTCAAATTCATAGAAAATACATTACAGCGGATAAATTAGATTTGGTTTGGGAAATGGCTACTACTGAAAATTTAGATAAATTAGGTGTTCCAACCAGAGCAATCTCTTTAATGTGGAATCAACGTTCGTGTGATTTTCCACTTGGGATTCCTTTTAATATTGCTTCATACGGATTATTGTTGATGATGATTGCAGATGAAGTAAATATGGTTCCTGAAGAGTTGATTGGTAACCTAGGAGATTGTCATATTTATCTGAATCAAATAGAAGGGTGTAAAGAGCAAATCAAAAGGGAACCAAAAAAGTTACCAACAGTACACGTTAGGGATGGAATTTATTGTTCATCACATTCTGATGTGTTATTGTCTGATTACGAAGCACATCCTGCAATAAAATTTCCACTATCAAACTAGACATGTTTTTAGAACTACCTTTTACTTTTTGTAAATTCAAGCTATTTATAATAAAGAAAAAGTATGATTGGAATTTACGAAATACTAAATAAAGACACAAAAAAGAGTTACATAGGATCTTCTAAGCAAATTGAAAAAAGATGGGAACAACATTTACAGGCCCTTGAGAAAGGAGAGCACCATTCAGTACTTCTACAAAGAGCTTGGAATAAGTACGGAAAAGAATGCTTTGAGTTTATTGTAAAAGAGGAATGTAAAGAGGAGGAGTTACTGGTAAGAGAGCAAAAATATCTTGACCTAAAACCAGAGTATAACATAGGAGCTCAAGCATCAGGAGGAGACAATTTAACAAACCATCCATATAAGGAAAAAATCCTTGAACGAAGAAGGAGAACAGTTGCTGACAATCTCAACAAACTTACACAGGAAGAGAGGAGTAGAATTTACGGAAAAGAAAAAGAGGCTAATCCAAACTGGAGAGGGGGTAGGACTTTCTGTAAATGTGGAACTAGAATCAATTCAACGGCTAGGAGTTGTATTAGATGTCAAGATAGGACAGGGGAAAATAATCCTTTCTATAACAAAAAGCATACAGAGCAAACAAAACAGGTATTGAGAGAACATGCAGCTAAGAGAGAGAAGAAGCCTTCAAACACAAAAAAAGTAGTAGTAGAGGGAATTGAATACACAAGTGCAAACGAAGCTGCCAAAGTATTCAACATATCAAGAAGTTTAGTAAACTACAGATGCAACTCAGAAAAATACGATTGGCAATTTAAAAACTAAAAATGAAAGCACAGAAAGCAAAAGTAAAAAAAATTGTAAAAGAATACAAATCAGCTACTGCTAAAGAAATTTGGGAAGGAGTAAGAGATAATTTCTTATTTGCTTTCATTGGTGCCACTTTAGTTGTATTCATAGCAACAAAAACTGATATAGCAGTTTTACTAGGATATTTAGCATATTATGGATTTATGGGGAGAATCTTAAATAGACCAAAATATGTAACAGATTTAGGAAGACTGATTATATTTCCTATACCTTCAGCATTAGGAGCATTTACAGGATATAAATTAAGTTACATTTTATTACAGTACATATGAATTTTATAATAATCTTCCATTATTTATACTAAAAATAGAACCAATGAAACTTACAGAAATCCTAAAACAATTTATCCTCGAAAGTCATATAAATACCGATCTAGAAGAAGCTAAATTCTTTGAATTAAATGAATTAAAAATTGATGAACTTAATTCATATTCGTACAAAGAATCTTCACATCAAGATGTTTTAGGATTTAACAAAGCTTGGGAATTTGAAGATAGATGTGGAAATCTTATAGTGACAGTATACCTAGAAAGCACAGGTGAGTTTAAAAGTGGATTTAGAATACCTGGAGTTTCAACTTTAATTTTTGACCCTAAAACACTTCCTCAAAATCACAAAACATTAGGAAACATGCAAGAAAAAATAAAACCATGTCCTGATGATAAAAGAGTTAATACTGTTTATAAAATCTTAGTAGAAGAAGTTGTTCCAACTTACTTACTAAATAAAAAACCTAGCAAACTATACTTCAACCCTGTGTCCGATTCCAGAGATAGATTAGTACGAATTATAATAAACAAAGTAGTTGAAAAATATCCACAACTACAGAAAAAAGATAATTACTTAATACACATTTAAAAAGTTATGAAATTTTTAATAGGTTTTAGTTTTGGAGTATTAGCACAAATACTTACGTTTGTACAACTACAGGGACAATTTCGATGGGAATGGTTTAAAAATAATCCATGGCTTGTCTCATTAATGGGAGTTCCGATTTCTTTTCTTTATATTATGTCTGTAAAATATATGGTACAACATTTTGAAGGAGAGTTATGGCCTTCCAGATTAATGGGATTCTCAATAGGAGTAATAGTATTTAGTTACATGGCATATTCATGGTTTCAAGAACCATTCACTTTAAAGACAGGTATATGTCTTGGGTTAGCACTTTGCATAATGATGATTCAACTTTTTATGAAATAGTATGGAAAATAAATTAGAAACATGTCACCACTGCGGTAAACAGAAAGAAAACTACTATCACGGATTTATAGCACTAACAATTCCTCATCCTAAAATGGAAGCAAAAATTGATAAGTGGGGTAGAAAAGATTGGTGGAAAAATTTAGAACGAACAGATCTTACCGAAGAAGAAATGAAAGAGCTAGACAACCTTTCTTCATACGATCAACTACTAAATACTGTCGGAAGAGGAGTTCAATGTGATGACTGTGGAAGGAAAGAAGCTGAATTATATGAAAAATATTATCCAAAAAGTTTGGAATCTTAAAATAAAATTCATATATTAATACCTATGAGACAAATAAACGACCACATGAAAGACGTTATGGGAATAAAACAAACTAACAAAAATAGTAGCAAAGACACTAGTATGAAAATAGTTACATGGTCTGCTATAGCAATAATAACTGTAGTGTTATGGACTGTAATTTATAATTTAATTTTTTAATATGAAATTTCAATCAACAAAAGTATTTGATGGATACTCTACAGTATTTCGTCAATGGAGAGCAGATGGCACTCATTGTCAATTCCTGCATGGTTATGGCATTTCTTTTAAAATTGTCTTTGAAGGAGACCTAGATGAGAGAAACTGGGTATGGGATTTTGGAGGAATGAAAAGAGCTAAGAACACTATTGACGGTATGAATCCAAAACAATGGATGGATAATATGTTTGATCACACTACAATTATAGCAGAAGATGATCCATATTTAGAAAATTTTAAAGAAATGTGGAAAGACAGAATCATCCAATTAAGAATAATCCCAGCCACAGGAGCAGAACAATTTGCTAAATTTATCTATGATAAAGTATCTGAATTTATTAAAATAGAAACAGAAGGTAGAGTAAGAGTGGTGAGTGTAGAATTTAAAGAACATGGTAAAAACTCAGCAATATATGGAGAGTAGATTAGAGTTTCTAATAGAAGTAACAGAAGAAGCTTTACCAAAACTTCATCACAGGTACTACAATGGAGGTAATGAACTAAAGGTAGGAGATAAATTAATATTTGCTTTTACTGATATTTTAAATAAAGAAGGAAAAGAAAGCACTACCATTAAGACATTCGTACTAGCTCCAGACGGACAGTTTTTTTATGAAGTAAAAGAAACAAAATAAATAAAAATGCAAATAAATTTAGTACAAGGAGGAATATTTCCCATAAAGGATAACCTCACAAATGATTCAACAGGGTTTAAGTATGCAGGTACTTTTCAAGGAGAAGGAAAATTAACAGGAACAGCTTGCCTATTCATTAGAACCTCAGCATGTAATTTAAGATGCGCTTGGGTTGGATTGGATGGGAAAGGATCACCATGTGATACACCTTATTCTTCTCATAATCCTGAAAAGAATAAAATGGAGATTGACGAAATTATTCAAATAGTTGTAGAAAATACTTTACAACAAAAAATCAAACACATAGTTATTTCAGGAGGAGAACCTACAATGCAAACTGAAGCATTAGAGGAATTGTTAGATAAACTACAGACTCTAGGTTATCATACAACTATTGAAACAAACGCAACTATTTTTAGTGATAAGATAGCACAACACACAGACTTAGTTTCAATGTCACCTAAATTATCTACTTCAACTCCTCACCAAGCCAATCTGGAAGGAACTGGAATTAAGTACAACGAGAAGTGGGCTGAGAAACATGAGAGATTAAGAATTAACATTCCAGTAATTCAATCTTATATTGACGGAAGTAAAAAGTATTTAACTGACTTTCAATTAAAATTTGTTGTAGCAACAGATCAAGACATTATTGAGATAGAGGAGATACTAAGTCAGTTAACTGGATTTGAACCATCGGATATATGCTTGATGCCTGAAGGAGTAGATGTTAATACTCTGAACAGTAGAACAGGATGGATAGCAGAACAAGCATTGAAGAGAGGTTGGAGATTTGCTCCTAGGCTTCATATTATGATGTTTGGTAAAAATAGGTACGTGTAATATGAGAAAGCCAAACGAATTTGACACATTAAAAGTACTCCACTACTTGTGGAAGAAAGGACAAATGGAAACAGCACAAGTAAGGCATTTAATTAAAACTAGCTGCTTCCTAG